AGAAATAATTCTTAGCATTCTTTTTTATCATTAATTGATGAGGTATTTAAAATGGCATTTGTAAATTCTAGCAAAACACAGACAGAACTCTTGGTATCGTACTTGCGTGGTACTGGTCGTGGAATCTCTGCACCCCAAGCAAGGTCTTTGTTTGGCGTTAAAAACCTTCGTGCCCGTATGAGCGACTTGCGCCAAATCGGCTACAAGGTTCGTACAGCAACGAACACAGAAGGTAACACAACTTATTTTGTTTCACGCAGAATGATTGGTCAGGCTTAATAAGTCTTATAAATAAACGTATCTCAGGGATGGGAACGTTAATGGCTCTTCTACCTTAGGAGCGTCTAACGCTGGTACAACGTTATGGTACCCCTGTATTCAGTAAGCAGGATTAATGATACGCCTTCGGGGTATCAAATTTTTTAAACTCGCTTAATAGGAGAAACTATGTTACATAACATCAATAGTGCTATCGATACTTTTCAAGGCACAAAAACGCAATTCGTCAAAACATTCGTCAAGAATGAAGAACTTGCAAAACCCCTCAATACTTTCATTGAAGCGCAAACACTTTACGCAAAAGCTGTTGCAGTAGAAGTCAATAAGTTTTTTACAACTCTTGGACTTTCTGCATATACTTTTGACGCTAAAAAAGCGTTTTCAAAAACTAAGTAAGAGGAGACACAATATGGGACACACACCATTACCCGCTATCTTTGGCGCAACAGGGTTCAAAGACTTTGATAAATTTTTTGTTGGCTTTGATGACCAATTCAATCGTCTAGCAAAAATACATGATGATGTTACTAAGAACATTCCTAACTATCCACCTTACAACATTCGCAAGACTGGTGACAATACATACGTCATTGAAATTGCTGTTGCTGGTTTTGGTAAACAAGAAATCGATATCACATTTGAAGACAACAAACTAATTGTTGCTGGTAGTACAAAAGATGATGGAGACAATTTCTTGTTCAGAGGAATTGCTAATCGTGCGTTCACTCGCACATTTGCACTTGATGACCAAATTGAAATTCAAGATGCCGCTTTGATTAATGGCATGTTGAAGATTGCTTTGGAACGAATCATTCCAGAACATAAGAAGCCTAAGAAGATTGAAGTTAATGATGTTGAATCTAAAACTAAAAAATCTACTAAGCAATTTTTGACTGAGGATGATTTATGAAATCAGTAAAAAAATTCTTCATGGCAATTCTTGAAGCAATTCAAGATGCAAAGAGGCACAAAGCAGAACGTTTTAAATAACACCATGGGGGCGCAATGCCCCCATTTTTATTATAGGATATAAAATGGCAAACTTAAGAATTTTAAAATTGTCAACAGGTGAAGAACTTGTTGGCGACATTGTAGATGAAACTCCAGAAAAATATCGTGTAGAGAACCCATGTGTTCTCGGTATTACAATGGGACCAAATGGCAAAGCAAGTCTTCAAATGCAACCGCTGTTAATCTTCTCTGAACAAAAAGTGGTAGAGTTTAATCTTAGCCATGTAATTTATAATGTAACAGTTGCACAAGAGATAAAAAACAAGTATAATGAGATTTACGGTTCAGGAATTGTTCTTCCGTCACAATCTAAAATTATAACTTAATGAAATTTTACACACACTTTTCTAAACTCGGCAATAATATTCTCGTTCGTGGATACAAAGATGGCAAACGGTTTACCGATAAAGTTGATTACAATCCAGTATTGTATGTGTCTGCTAGTGGTAAAGATTCCGACTATAAAACACTAGACGGACAAACAGTTGCGCCTGTATCGCAGGGAACAATGCGTGATGCTACTGAGTTTATGAAACGATATGAAGATGTTGACAACTTTAAAGTTTATGGCTCAACAAACTTCCCATACGTTTATATCAATGACGCCTATCCAGGCAAAATAGATTATGATCCAGAACAAATTAAGATTGCAAACATTGACATTGAGGTTGGTTCTGAGAATGGCTTTCCTGAACCTGCGTCTGCGAGTGAACCAATTACTGCAATCACGTTTAAGATAGCTGGACACTTCTATGTGTTTGGTTGTGGTGACTATGATAACAATCGTGATGACGTAACATATCTCAAATGCCGTGATGAGAATAATCTTATCATGCGCTTTCTTGACATGTGGGAAGAAACGTCACCAGACATTGTAACTGGTTGGAACATTCAATTCTTTGATATTCCATATCTGAACAATCGTATCACAAAACTCATGGGCGACAATACTGCAAAGCGTCTATCACCATTTCGTAGAATTGGTGAACGTACAACCACGATTCATAACAAACAACAAGTAGCATTTGACTTAGTAGGTATTGCTATTCTTGATTACATTGAATTGTACAAGAAGTTTACTTACTCACAACAAGAAAGTTTTAGTCTCAATCACATTGCGTATCTTGAACTCGGTGAAAAGAAATTAGACTACTCTGAAGTTGAAAGTCTGCATCAATTGTACAAAACAAACTTTCAAAAGTTTATTGAGTATAACATCCATGACGTTGAACTTGTGGATCGTATTGACGCTAAGATGCAATTGATTGACATGGCACTTGCACTTGCATATGATGCTAAAGTTAATTACACCGATGTGTTCACGCAAGTACGCATGTGGGACACTTTGATTCATAACGAATTGATTGAACAAAATATTGTTGTGCCACAGAATGTTCATACTGCAAAAGACGAACAGTATGCTGGCGCTTACGTAAAGGATCCAATCGTTGGTATGCATGAATGGGTTGTGTCGTTTGACTTGAACTCATTGTATCCACACTTGATTATGCAGTACAATGTTTCACCTGAAACAATTGTTGAAGGTCGCCACACAAACATCTCTATTGATAATTTGCTGAACAACGAATATCAAGCACAGGGTGAATATTGCATGGCAGCCAATGGGCATTACTTCAAGCGTGACAAGCAAGGCTTCTTGCCTGCTATGATGCAACGTATGTATGATGATCGGTCATTGTACAAAAAGAAAATGATTGAGGCTCAAAAGGCTTACGAAAAAGAAACTGATAAAGAACGTAAACGTGAAATAACAAATCAGATTTCAAAGTACAAGAACTTGCAGTTGGCAAAGAAAGTGCAATTGAACTCTGCTTATGGCGCACTTGGTAATCAATATTTTAGGTTCTTTGACATTAGACAAGCAGAGGCAATTACTCTGTCTGGCCAACTTGCTATTCGCTGGATCGAAAAGAAGCTGAATAGTTATTTAAACAAACTATTGAAAACTAAGGATATTGATTATGTTATTGCGTCAGATACAGACTCTGTATACGTCAATCTTGGTCCGCTGGTACATATGGTCTACGGACAAAAGAGTGAAACGAAAGTTGAGACAATTGTTGATTTCGTCAACAAAGCATGTACAGAAAAATTCGAACCATTCATCGACAAGTCATATCAAGAACTAGCAGACTACATGAATGCATTTGACCAGAAGATGCAAATGAAGCGTGAAGTGATTGCCAACAAAGGTATCTGGACTGCAAAGAAGCGTTACATTCTAAACGTGTACGATTCTGAAGGTGTTCGTTTCGCAGAGCCAAAACTAAAGATGATGGGCATTGAAGCTGTCAAGTCTTCCACACCAATGTCGTGTAGAGATAAAATTAAAGAGTCTTTGAAGATTGTGATGAATGGTAATGAAACAGACTTTCAATCTTTCGTTGAAGCATTCAAACAAGAATTCAAAACTCTTCCATTCGAAGACATTGCATTCCCACGTGGTGTTAGCGACTTGTCTAAATATATAAGTAGTTCGGAACTATATTCAAAAGGCACACCTATGCATGTGCGTGGTGCGATAATGTTTAATGCGTTTCTGAAAAAGTATAAACTGACTAAGAAGTATCAACTTATTCAGGATGGTGATAAGACTAAATTCTGTTACATGAAAGTTCCAAATCCAGTTCAAGAAAATGTATTTTCTATTTTGACTGTCTTGCCTAAAGAGTTTGGCGTAGAAAAATATATTGACTACGATACGCAGTTTGATAAAGCATATCTTGAACCATTAAAAACAATCGTAAACACAATCGGTTGGAGAACCGAACGTGCTTCCTCATTGGAGAATTTTTTCGCATGACAACAAGAACAATACCGCAAGAGTATCTTGCATTCAGACAACAAGACGATTTTGGATTTAGCGCAATTGATGAATCAGAAGTCAATAGATCAGTTGATCCAAACACACTAGAAGAAACAATTATTGTACGTGAGACAATAACACAATCTTCAGAATCTCTACAGAGAGTTGAAGATAAACTAGATCAAGTGCTTGCACTATATAATGATGGTAAAC